TCGTTCGTGCGCTCGATAAAGCTTATCCAATCGAACAACAAGGCTTGAAATTCGGAATGGCACTATCTGCTAAAATCCCTGAATTATACGCTAAGAATATCGCTTCATTGGCTGATATTATCTACTATGGAACAGTTACAGAAAGCCCACGCCCTTCATTAACGGATGTTGAAACATACGTTGAAGAGTGCGAAGATCTAGAAAAATTGTTTGATGATGTACTTCAAGAATTAAGTGAGTCAAACGCAGGAAAGTCTTTGATGTCGGAGATGGACCAAAATCTCAAGAAAAAATAATTGAGAAATCATCTCTTGAGACGTTCGAGGAAATCATTATTAATTGCGTCCGATTTTTAAATATAACAGACATGAACGAGATTGGGCGTATGACAATGTACGAATACGATTTGTTGATGACTGGTGTATTGTTGAGAAAGCAGGATGAAGACGAACTCTTACACCGCTCTGCTTGGTTAACCAGACAAGTGGAGGCTACAAAATCGGACGGAAAAACTCCTTTATATAAGAGATACAGTGATTTTTACAAGAAAAAAGATACGAAACAAAAGTATCAACTCTCAGACAAAGAGAAAGAACTCTTACTGAGAGCAAACACGTAATGAAAGGAGGTATATAATGGCAGAAACTTATTCAGTCGAGGCGGTATTAACCGCAGTCGATAAGGGAATGAGTTCTACTTTGAACGGGCTACAAAAAGCAATCAACGGACTTCAAAAGACCTCATCCGCATTTGATAATATTTCAAATAAGAGCAGTTCAATGTTTAAGTCGATGCTTGGTGCGAACCTTGTTAGTTCAGCAATTACATCGGCTTTCGGTAGTGTAAAAAACACACTTGGCGAAATGGTCGGAGAGTTGAATAGCTCAAAAAAGGCGTGGGATACGTTTGATGGAAACCTAAGTAAATTAGGTTGGGGAAAAGACCAAATCAACGAGGCAAAAGAGGCTATGCAGGACTATGCGACTAAAACTATCTACTCAGCCTCAGACATGGCTAGTACGTTCTCTCAAATGGCCGCAATCGGTCGAAACGATAGCAACGAGCTTGTAAAAGCTATGGGTGGTCTAGCAGCATCCGCAGAAAATCCTAAACAAGCCATGACGTCCTTATCTCAACAAATGGTTCAAGCTCTAGCTAAGCCGAAACTTACTTGGCAGGACTTCCGTATCATGATGGAACAAGCGCCAGCAGGTATGAGCGCTGTTGCAAAAGAAATGGGATTGTCACTTAATGAATTGATCACCAAGATTCAAGATGGACAAATTAAAACAGATGATTTCGCTGAAGCGTTTAAACGTGCAGGTATGACCATGCAAGACATGGCAACAAGCTATAAAACGATTGACCAAGCGTTGGACGGTTTGAAAGAAACACTATCAAACAAACTCAAACCCGCTTTTGATACATTGTCTAAAGCAGGCATCAAGGCACTTGAGGCGATTATGAATCAGCTCGATAAGGTTGATTTTAATAAACTAGCCACAGGGATTGAGAGTTTCTTTAGCAAAATTGATTTCGATGCAGTTATTGAGAAAATAACCTCGTTCGTGGGGTCAGCAGTTGCTAAAATCAAAGAGTTTTGGCAAGGCTTTACAAACACAAGTGCAATATCTGACTTTAAACAAGCGTTGAGCGAAGTTTGGGAGGCAGTTAAGAAAGTATTTTCTTCACTTTCTGGAGGAGATACGGCTTCATTCGGTGAAAAGGTTGGGAAAGCCTTAAGTGCAGTTTCAAAGGCATTACAGGCGTTTGCTAAAATCGTTCAAAGTCTAAGCCCAGAACAGATAAGGGCGATTGCTACAGCGTTTATCGGCTTTAAAGTAGCACAAAGGTCAACAAAACTTTTGACAAATGCTTTAATCGGTTTGAGTAAAGGAGTAGGTGCAATCAAGGCTGTTTTTGGTGGTTTAGCAAGCTTTACAAGTGTGGTGAAAGCTTTACACGGTATCGCAAAAGGTTCTCAAGCTGCAAGCTCAGCCTTAACATTCTTGTCTGGAAGTTCAAAACTTGCTAAAGGCGCACTAATCGGACTAAACATTTTCAGTAAAGTAGGCGGTTGGATTGGTTCGGCAGTTTCAGCAATTGTTGCTTTCCTCGGACCAGTTGGTTTAGTTATTGCTGCGGTCGTGGCAATCGGTGTAGCTTTCGTTGTCCTATGGAACAAATGCGAAGGTTTCAGAAATTTCTTTATAGGTCTATGGAACGGCATTGTCAATGTTGCCTCAGACGCTTGGAAAGGTATTCAAGGCGCTTGGAGTGGATTGGTAGAGTGGTTCTCTAATCTATGGAACGGAGTTAAGGAAACCGCCTCAAATGTTTGGAATGGTTTCCTAGAAACGGCAAAACCAGTGATTGACGCTATAAAAACTGCTTGGGATAGTATCACAGGGTTCTTCTCAGGACTTTGGAAAGGCATTAAACAATTTGCCTCAAATGTCTGGGATAGCTTTGTAGAAGGCGCAAAACCAATTGTAGAGTCGTTGATGAATGTATGGAACGCTTTATCAGAGTTCTTCTCAACACTTTGGGACGGTATCGTTTCGGTAGCCACAACGGTTTGGAATGGTATTGTTGATGTTGTTAAGTCGGTCGTTGAAGTGATTAAAGGCGTTTGGAACGGCATTACAGAGTTCTTTAGCAACCTTTGGAAAGGCATTACAGAGGCATCTACTATTGCGTGGAATGGTCTTGTTGAGTTTATTACTCCTATTGTTGAAACAATCAAAGGTTTGTGGACTGGTTTTTCTGAGTTCATGGTTTCTATCTGGGACGGAATTATTTCGGTTGCCACAACTGTTTGGAACACACTACAACCTATCGTTGAGGCGGTATGGACTGGTATTCAAACATATATCTCAACTGCTATTCAAAACATTCAAACTGTTATCACAACAGGAATGCAAGTTGTCCAAGAAGTATGGAATGCGGTTTGGACGGTATTTACAACGATTGTTCAAACTGTATGGACTGTTATTTCAACAGTTATTTCAACCGTTTTGAATGTGATAGCGGGCATTATCAACGTAGCGACTGCGCTTATTAAAGGCGATTGGAGTGGTGCTTGGGAGGCAATAAAAGGAATAGCCTCGACCGTTTGGGAAGGTATTCAAACAGTTATTTCAACTGTGATCAATGCGATTAGTACTATTATTAGTACAGTTTTAGGTGCGATTAAGAATACCGTTTCAGCGATTTGGGAAGCTATTAAGAGCATCATAACAACAACAATCAATGCGATTAAAGAAACTGTGGTGAATGTCGCAAACGCCTTGAAGGAAGGTTTCTTGGGTGCGTTAGATGCACTTAAGGGCGGAGTTTCTAGTGCTATTGAGGCAATCAGCGGTTTCTTTGGTAGATTATGGAATATTGATTTAAGCGGTGCAGGTCGTGCGATTATGGACGGTTTCCTTGGTGGGTTAAAAGCTGCATGGAGCGCGGTTACTGATTTTATTGGTGGTGTTGCTAACTGGATTGCAACCCACAAAGGACCTATCTCTTATGACCGAAGATTGCTAATTCCAGCAGGGGAAGCTATCATGGGCGGTTTCAATACTGCTTTAATGAGTGGATTTGAAAATGTCAAAGGCAACGTGTCTGGAATGGCGGACGGTATCCGTTCGATGTTCGATGATGCAGGTTCAAGAGTTTCAGCTATGTCAAATGCTTTGCAGGGAGATTTCTCGAACAATGTATCTGGTACATTATCAGCTACTTATGAAGTCAACCAGACTAAAGAGCCAGCGGTTATTAACCTTGCACTTGGTTCTAATGATTTCAGAGCATTTGTTGCGGACATTTCCAACATTCAAAGTAAAGAAGAAAGGATAAGATTGAAGGCTTCAAGCCTTTAATGGGTTATTAAATGTATATTTTTAACGACACAACAAAAGGCACACCAACATTTAATTCTGGTTTAGAAGTTCAATTTGGTGGTGTAAGCCTCAATCAAGAAATGAATAACGAGGACGGAACATTCTTTGTGGCGAACACAACAGGACGTGATGTCCTCGATTTTCGTCATGAAACAGCGAACATAAAGGGCCGTGACGGTCAATATCTCTATGGTGCGACTTATAAAGAGCGTGAAATTGAGGTGCAGGTCAGACTTACTGGTTATACTGATTTGGGAATGCGGAAACAATATGAGCGTTTAAATCGCTTGCTGTTCTCTCGACAAGCTAAGAAATTAGTATTTGGTGATGATCCTGGAAGATACTACAAGGCAATCTTTTCAAAAGTTAAGAAGCCAGAATTGGAAGATGCAAACGATACTGTTATCAAACTACATTTCATTTGCTATGACCCTTTCAAATATACCGAACCTAAGACCGTGACAACTAACTCGGTTACTTACAACGGAGATTTTCCAGCAGAGCCTATTTTGAGGCTTACAACTCAAGAAGGAACTGAAATTCGTATCTTGCACCTTGAGTCACAAAAATATATCAGATTAAAGGATGCTTATATTCAAGGTTCTAATCTACTTGTTAATTGTGAGACTAGAGAAATCACGTTAAACGACAGAAACGAGTTGATGAACTTTGATATGGTTAACAGTCGTTATTTTAAACTTCAAAAAGGCGTGAATACATTCCAAGTTGAGGGCGCTACATTGAATGACATCCAGTATAAAGAGGTGTTCGCATGATTTATTTATTTAATCAGACGGAAGAATTGATTGATGTAATCGATGAAGCGAGCCTTGCGGATTTTACACATACGATTGAATTGAATCAATTTGATAGAGCGAGCTTTGAAATCCCTGTAGATTACAAGCCTAACATTATCAAAGAAGCCCAGTTTTTCGGTTTTCAATCGAGAGACGGGGCTTTTTGCTTGTTTAGAGTTTCTGAAAAATCTTACGATGTCAGCTTGACTATTCAAGGTATAGACAGAGCAGAAAGCGACTTGAATTCATTCATCATCGAGAATAAGCGACCTGGTGGAACTGCTGACCAAGTATTGAGTGGAATTTTAGAAGGAACAGGCTATCAATTAGGAAATGTAGACGGCTTGACTAGAACAGGTAAATTGAGTTTCTACTATATTTCAGTTCGTCAAGCGCTCGTTAAAATAATTGAATCGTACGCTTGTGAGTTCAAGATTAGATATACCTTTGTCGAAAATAAGATAATCGGACGATACATTGACCTAAATCAACGTTTCGGACGTGTTACAGGACATCAATTCGAGTATGGATCTAATATTCTAAATGTTACCTACGAAGAATCGTCTGATGATGTTGTAACTGCTCTTATCGGTCGTGGTAAGGGTGAACAAAGCACGGATGAAAATGGGGAAGCTACGGGCGGTTATGGTCGTAGAGTCCAGTTTAAAGATGTTACTTGGTCTGTATCAAATGGCGACCCTGTCGATAAGCCTGCAGGGCAGAATTATGTAACAAATGAGGCAGCTAGAAATATCTACGGATTGCATCAGAACGGAGTTGTTAAGCATCGTTTTGGCGTATATACCAACGAAGATATTGAAGATCCTGTTGAGTTGCTAAAAGCGACTTACAAAGAGTTACAACGCTTATCTGTTCCAATCGTTACATTTAAGGCCAATCTCTTAGATTTAGCCAATGCGATTGAAAATGATGTTTGGATTGGAGATAGCGTCGGAATCGTAAGAGACCAGATAGGAATTTCCTTTGAGGCTAGAATCCACAAGCTAACAATCGACAAACTTGATAATAACCGCTCGGTCGCTGAGCTTGGAGATTATCAAACGTTGCAAGCTAAAGACCGTGCGACACGTCAACAAGCAATAATAGATGCAGTGAGTAGTTTTAGTGAATCACTAATTGAAAAATCTATTGCGAATGAAGTTGAAAGACGAAATAAAGAATTCGATGAGAAAGTGCGAATCAACAAGCTTGAAATTGATAATGCTATCAAAGAATACAAAAACAAAGCTGAAGAAACTAAGCGTGCGCTATCTGATGAAATCAATCAAAGGTTCCAAGAATTCAGCCCAACTGGACTTGATGAAATTAAAGCAAAATCAGAGGAAGCCTTGAAGAAAGCTGGTGCGAGTGCTGACCTTGTTGAAGAATTGAAGAAAAATGTTGCTGAAAACACAAATGATTTCCAACGTGTTAAAGAAACTAATCAACTCTATGAGCGTATCTTGGGTAGTACGGATTCAAACGTTGCCTCAAACGTCGCTCGTATGGCTTTAACCTCAGAATTGTTTAAGGTTGAAGTAGGAAAGAGATTTAGTAAACTTACTAATCTATTTTATGCGCCAACCAAGATTCCTAAATACATTTCATCAGTAGCAACAGATAAGCATTTAGAACGTGTTAGCTTTGGTGATCATGATGGTATCAGAATTAACTATACTGACACTATGGAAGGCTGGTTTGGGGTTCGATTCCCTCTTACTAAAAAGTTTGTCAAACAAGGTGAGAGTCTTGGGTATCGTATCGAGATTGAAGTAGAAAAAGTGCCTAAAGATGGTATGGTTTTAATTCAATTATTGGATAACACTCCAGAGCTGGGGATGTATTATGCCTCTCAAATTCTGCTTAATAAAACTGGCAATCAGGTATTTACAGGATATTTAGACATTCCTACGACGGGAGAACTTAATGAGTACTCACTTAGGTTTGTCCTTTCAAGTCCAGGTAACATCGTTATTCATAAGCCTATGGTTGTTGACAAACGCATAATTCCTGACGAATTCGTAGATAGCACTGACTACAACAACGAGTATAATCGAGTGTCTATGTCATTGTTAAAAGATAGTTTTGCTATCCAAACCTTGACTAGTCCAGGAGCAGTAACATCTCAAATCAATTTAGCACCTAACGACGCTTTGATTGAAGCAAGTAAAATCCGACTAAAAGGTCGAACACTTGCTGATGAAATTACCGCGATAGACGGTTATTTTAAACGATTGTTTGTGGGTGATGCACGAATCGGAACGCTTAATTCAGATATTATCAGAGCCGATTCAATCACGGCTGATAAGCTAGTTATGGATTCTGCTATGGCTAGAAGATTCGTCGCTAGTGATTTATTCACAGATACGCTCGTTGCTAAAACAGCCTTCATCAACAAACTACGGTCAGTAGTAGTATCAGCAACCTTGCTTGAAGGTTATAAAGGAAAAATCGGTGGATTCCAAATCGGTACACATGATAAAGATCCAAGCGTTTCTTGGTTGACTGGTACCAATCAATTTGCAGTTGGTATGAGTAACGGTAGCTCAGCATGGGGGCAAACTGCTCTTTGGGTAAACTGGGGAGATAACTGGGATAAACCAGGCGACTATGCCTGGTATGTGAAACGAACAGGAGAAATGTTCTGTTATAACAAGGCGCAATTCTGGAACGTCCCTCGAATCCACGGAAACCTCGAGGTGACTGGAAAAATCATTTACTACATTGACAGAGCGAATAATAAAATCGGACATTGGATTCACTCACCTTCATATACGAGTATCTCGGAAAGCAATGGTTATGCTTATCTATACCGTCAAGCTGGCGGTTATTCGTGGGTTGCTTTAAACAAAGATATCTCAGACCGTCGATACAAGACTAATATCAAAGACAGTCAAGTATCAGGGTTGGATGTTATCGAGCAGTTGAAAACCTACTCTTATCGTAAGGAATATGATGACAAGATTGAAGATATCTCATGCGGTATCATGGCTCAAGATGTCCAGCAAGTTGCACCAGAAGCGTTTTTTGAAAATCCGGACGGTGCTTACTCATATAACACGTTCGCACTCGTGCCTTACTTAATCAAAGCTATTCAAGAACTTAAGCAGAAAGTAGAAAGGTTGGAAATAACAACATGAACGAACAAGACAAGCAGATTAGTAGTCTCACGATTAAATCATTGAGTGAGAGAATCAGCAATGAAGCTACTCGATCAGCTACACTAGAAGCTCTATACACAGTTACAGCTATGGAATTGGAGCAGATGAAACGAATCATCGAATCAGATGAAGAACTAAAAGCAAAATTTGAAAAAGTAAGAAAAGAAAAGGAAGAATAATATATGACATTTAAAATCATCAACAAATATTTACAAGAAAACAACCGCACATTCGTTGCAATTCGTCAAGAATCACCCTATACGGCATTTGACCGTGTATTGATCGGTAATCACATGAATGAGTCAGATGAAGACTTGATTAAAGCGGTCATCGGACAAGTGACTACTGAGTTCAACCCAGCAGAGGGAGTTAAGAAATTACAAGAAGACTTGCAAACTCAAGCGCAAGAATATGAAGGAAAACTTGCTGAGAAAGATACTAAAATCGCAGAGGTAAAAGCGGTAGCAGATTGGGCAGTATTGGCTCGTGTTACTGATACAGATAACCCACTAGACCCTACTATTTTCAAACGTGGTCTTGGATTAGTTAACCTTGGAAAAATTGGTAAGACTTACCAACCACAAGAAATTTTCACCCTTGAAAATCCAAATCACATCGAAAAATATCAAGAAGGTAGACGTGTTATGATTCAAGTAAACGAGCCATTCACTTATCAAGGAGAAACACTTGAGCAACTTGCAACGCTTGAGCAAAACGGAAAGCTTGGCATTTGGAAATGGACTGAACCAAAAGCAGAAAAGCCATCAAATGAGTTAGACACTCAGCCTGTACAATAATCAACTGTTTCAGAAAGGGAGGTGGGTTAATTGGATTTCTTAACCTTAATCGATAAACTCACGCCCGTTTTAATCGTTATAATTCCGAGCTACTTTTCATTCAAGAGTACGAAGAACACAAAAGAAACTGAAAAACAAATCAACGTACTTTCAGACAAAATCGGAAGGCTTGAAAAATCAGTTGGTGAAATAAACGAAATCGGGCGAGAAAATCGTGATAATCTTTCTCTAATTGGAAAAGGTTTGCAACGATTACAGCGTTTTCGATTACAAGAAAACTTAAAAAAAGCAATTAGGCGCGGGTGGACAACTCAACATGAAATCGAGGAACTTTCAAGGCTTTATGAAAGCTATGTTGAATTGGGCGGAAATGGCGCTATAAAAATATTGTTTGAGAAGTTTCTCAAACTAGAAATTTCGGAGGAAAAATAATGAACAAAATTAACTGGAAAGTACGAGTATTAAATAAAACATTTTGGCTTACATTAGTGCCAGCTTTAGCATTGTTATTACAAACATTTTTAGCGGTGTTTGGCGTTAAAATTGAGCTAGGCGAAACGATTGATAAATTATTAGTGTTTATCAACGCTTTATTCGGTGTATTTATTATCGTTGGTATTGTTAACGACCCAACAACCGCTGGACTGACTGACAGCACAAGAGCGCTTGGGTATCACGAACCTAGCGAAGATTAAACTAAGAAAGGGAGGTCCTAAGACTTCCCTTTTTATTTTTCATGAAAGGGGGACAACCTTTGAAAAAAATTATTAAAAGACAAGCTGGCGTTTGTGTCGATGTTCGAGATAAAATTTACAAAGTGAAAGAAGAATTTTATTCACACGATAAGAACAACGCATTTATCGAGTTACAACTAAATGGAGTAGGCGCTGAGAAAATCATAGTGTTATTCCATTTTAAAACGACAAATCGCTTCTTGGAAGTCGTCGGAACGGTTGAAAATAATATCGCAACTGTTCCATTCGATACCAGCTTAATTACAACGGATGAAATTGTGTATGGATATGTTTACGCTGAAAAAGTGGAACAATCTGCGGACATTTTAAAATTCTCATTTGGCGTACGTGTATCAGAAATCGATAAACATAGCGAATTACCAATCATCGAGAAAGATACAAAACGCATCATAGCAATAACAGATATTGTAACAAAGGCTGAATTAGAAGAGGCAATCAAGAATATTCATGTCGAAGGCGCAACCTTTGACGATTCTGAAATCTTACGACGCTTACAAGCACTTGAAACGAAACCAGAAATCGACACAAGCGGTTTTGCTACTAAGCAAGAACTAGAAAGCAAGGCGGAACGTGCTGAAATTAGCAATATTTCAGCAGAAATTGAAGCTTTAAAGACAAAGACGGATAAAGACACCGTCTATGACGATAGCGCCCTTAGAGAGCGTGTAACAGCGTTAGAAAACAAGACAGATAATGATACTGTATATAACGATACAGAAATCAAGCAACGCTTGGAAGTTTTGGAACACAAACCAAGCGTGAATACTAGCGAATTAGTTACCAAGCAAGAATTGGAATCTAAAGGCTACTTAACCGAGCATCAGAGCCTAGAAGAATACGCTAAAAAAACGGAAATACCGCAACCGTACAACGATACAGTATTAAAAATGCGAGTTCAAAATTTGGAAACAAAATCTGATACCCTAGCGACTAAAGACGAACTAAAAGCCGTACAGTTGAAAGCGGGCGAAAAAGGCGAACGAGGAGAGCCTGGACCACAAGGACCACCAGGACCACAAGGGGAACGAGGGGCAGACGGACTTCAAGGACCTCAAGGTTTGCAAGGTATTCAAGGTGAACGTGGACAAGATGGGCAACCTGGACCAAAAGGCGAACGTGGGGAACAAGGGCCAATCGGACAGACTGGACCTGCTGGACCTCAAGGGCCTATTGGACTTACAGGACCTAAAGGCGCTGACGGAGTAGGTATTCCACAAACACTATCGATTAGCGGTAACACGCTAACACTATCTCACGGTGGTGGAACAGTAAATCTACCTGCTTCCAGTCAAAATGCACCTACTCCATCAACTTCCTCTAGCGAACTAATCGGTGAGGGTATGCCAAACGGTAAAGTCGATGGTACTATCGGACAGACATACGTTGACACTAAGAAAACTAATGGAGCTTTGAAATGGATTAAACGTACAGCGTCAGGTAACCAAGGTTGGTTTGTGTTAGACGGTGATACAGGTTGGAGAACCTTAAACATTAAGTCTAAACTTGGAAGCTCGTATTTAAAAATCAGACGAAAAAACGATGTAGTTACTTACCAATTTGGTGGGCTTTCTTGGGGCTGGTTTGGCGTTATTCGTAGAGGTGGCGTGGGATACGAGGCTCAAGGGAGCGACAGAGAACGAAATTGCTACATTCTAGGGCTAGGTGGTGTCCCTATCGGATTTCGCTCAGAGTCATCTTTAATTGGCGGAATTTACAACGATAAGGGCACACCTTATGGAACTTGGTATCTCGGAGGCGCAGGAGATAGCAACATGTTACGTTTCCAATTTACTGACCCTGTACCGACAGACCGTGATATTGGCGACATTCGTGTGAGTTCGATTTCGTATCTCACAAGCGAAGCGTGGCCGGTAATATTACCATAATTTAAGGAGGAATATATAAATGGCAACAAAACAAGAAGTATTAGACTTTTATAGATATTTAGCAAACAACGGACTAGGTATTGATAACGATGGTGCTTACGGCTACCAATGCGCCGATGTTCCAGCTTACCTTGCATACCATTATTTTGGAAAATGGTTATGGGGAAATGCGATTAATTTATTAGATTCTGCAAAAGCGCAAGGCTTTGATGTGGTTTATGAAGGTGATGGCGTCATTGCTAAAGCTGGTGATATTTTCGTAATGAATGTTCCAGGTTCTCCTTACGGTCACACAGGGCTAGTAATCGAAGATTCAGACGGCTATACTCTGAAGACAATTGAACAGAATATTGACGGGAACTGGGACTTCCTCGAAGTTGGCGGTCCAGCTCGTTATAATATACGATCATACGCAGGAATGGTCGGTTATATCCGTTTCCCTTACGGAGAGGATACACCTGTTCAACGAGAAGGATGGATTCAAGATTCTGTTGGATGGTACTTCAAGAATCAGGATGGAACATATCCAATGAACGCATGGAAAAAGATTGATGATAATTGGTTCAGATTCGATGCTAATGGATATATTCTTGAGAACACTTGGTTCAAGGATGATGAAGGATTTTACTATTGGTTGAAACCAGGAGGATATATGGCGATTGGTTGGCAAAAAATCAATGGTAAATGGTACTTCTTCAATGATTTAGGTGAAATGAAAACAGGTTGGGTTCAGTACTTTGACAAGTGGTACTATTGTACGGAATCAAACGGTGACATGGTATCCAAGGAAGTACGAAAGATTGGTGATAAATTCTACTACTTCAAAGAAAATGGTGAAATGCTTGAACGTGCTGCGATTTACGTGGACGAAAGTGGAGCAATTCACTTCGAAGAATAACACACTAGGCTACCTCTATGGTAGCCTCTTTTTTATTTTGGGGGCAAAATGGGGGCAAAAAAATCGCTTGGGTCATCATTAGGTGTTCTTTACTCGATTTGTGAAGCCTTAAAAAACACTATAATAACAACAAAAACACACTTCTTGGATTTTCTTGAATGTCCTATACACCATCCGTAACTTACGAGGAAAAGCGGCTCGAATTCAAGAGCGTAGACGATAAGAAACACACGAAAAGCCTTGATATATCAAGGCTTTTTCTTTTTGTCTATTTTTCTGTTGTTTGATATTTTTGGGGGGAAATTGTTTTTGGGGGCAATTTGGGGGAAAGCTTTTCACATATTTTGGATTGCATTATATACTTCATCTTTCATCTTCTTCGTGATATGCAAGTATATAGATTCAGTCACTTGACTGTTCTCATGCCCAACTCGAGCTTGAATGGAATAGAGTGGCAATCCCATCTCAGCAAGCTTCGAGATGTGCGTGTGTCTGAATATGTGAGTTGATATGTTCTTGTCGATTCCCATGCGTTCTCTATGTGTCCTTAAAAACGTATTTATGGCTGTGATTGATATCGGTGTGTGTTTGGATGTGGTGAAGATGAATCCTTGCTTGTTGCCCTCTATTTCTTCAATTTGAGAAAGAATCTCGATGCATCTATTTGGTAGCGAGACCGAACGGATCGATGCGGTCGTCTTTGGGGAAGTGCTCGCATAAACATCCTTGATTTTCAATTGGTGGTATTCTAGCGTTGAAGAAATCTGCAATCTTTTGCACGTTACCAGGATTTGGCATAGATGTTCCTTTAACATACCCCGTTAGAGTACTTGTTGGTATCCCAGTGCTTTTAGACAATTCAACTTGCTTAGTTCTAGTACGATTAAGTAATTCATTGATATTAACAGATATTCTCTTCATGATTTCTATATCATTAGGAGTGTATTTTCCTCTTCCTCGTGCCATTTTTAGCACCTCCTGCTATTCTTTTCTACTATATAATAACGGTTTAAATCGAACTTGTAAAACAAAAAATATCAAAAAAATCGAATTTTTTATAACAAAACTATTGACATACGAATTAAATCGTATTATTATAAGCACATAAGTTAAATAAATTTGAAAGGAGGAACATGTTTTGACACAAATTTCGTTAAGAGCTGCAAGAGTTAACGTTAATTTAACTCAAAAAGAAGTAGCGGAAAAATTAGGAGTTCATCAACAAACTATCGCAAAATACGAAAAAGATAGTACTAAGATTCCTATGGATTTGTTACGTCAATTAAGTGAATTGTACAAGGTTAAATTAGATCATATTTTTTTAGGTTAAAAATACGATTTAAAACGTACTTTAATACTTGTATTTTTGCAAAAAAGGAGTGAATTAAATGTTAAAAAAACTTCGCCAAGGACGTGGTTTAACTCACGAACAATTGGCGAAAAAATTAGGGATCAGTAAATCGTATTACGTGAAAATCGAAAATGATTTTATGAATCCTAGTTACAAAGTGTTGAAGAAGTTAAAAGATTTCTACGGAGAGGATATTAATTTGAATGAACTTTTTAAATAAAAAAACGCGTCTTATCCGTTATATAAGACACGCTACGGAAATTGTTCTGCTCAAGTTAATAACGGTAACCAACAACACTTCGCCAGTATCGTCCCTGACACTGCAGTTGCCATAAATAAGAATAAAGACCTATAGAGTAGCAAGTTTCAACAGAATATTGGGGTTCTCGTAAACCAGTACGGTCTCACAAACCATACATCTTCATTCGAACAGCGCAATTCTATTAAAACAGCTTATCTCTAATACCAATTTTATCGACTCTTGTTTGTCGGCGCTGGCAGTCAGACCAGAAAATATATCCCTATTTATTGAGACACAGTACCTTTCAAAAATTCTGACAATAATATTTTCATCATCATCATCCTCTCTGCCTATAAAAAGGGGTAGACAAGGATATTATAACACTTGTTTCACAAATAAGGAATGCTTTTTTTAAAAAAAGAAGACGATACGAATGCCAACGCAAAAACGAAAGGAGTTTAAACCATGACACACGCAGAACAAATTAGGGAATATTTCAAGAAACATCCTTCTGCTACCTACGATGAAGTTGCGGAAGCTGTCAAAACAACCAACAGTACCGTTCGTACTAATGTTTGCAGAGACTTAAAGACTGGGAGATGTATTCGATCAGAAGATGGCTCTTTGGACTACTCGACGTACTTCGAGAAAGACATTTTACTAACTGAGTTAGTTGAGTGGAAGAACGAAACTAGACGGGAATAGGTGGATATGTTAACGAGAGCTGCTGAAAAAGAAACGGATAGTAACACGATGCGTTTGTTAATTAAAGAAGCTAACAAACTCATGAAAGAAGTAACGAAGTAAAGGAGGGAGAACCATGGAACAATCAACGCTTGATTATTACGAACCGATATTCTTCGAAGTTGTAAAAAGAAACCCAGAGAAATTTGTCGGATTAATAAAACCGTTTATTGACTCGAGAAACAATCAAAGGTGGATAACGACCGAAGAGTTGTGTGAAGCGATTGGAACAAGTTCCAGTTCGTGGCACAAGAGTGAAATCAGAAACCATCCAGTGGTGGTTGCAGCAAGAAGAACAGACACACGCCCATACAAATATCAAGCGAGCATGATTGATGAAATACAGAGAGTATGGGACGGAAGGAGAAGACGATGAGAACGGAACGAAGAAGAAAAACGAGGGTACAATTCATCCCATTCATGAAATGGATGCTAGGATGGTACATTTTAGCATTTGGAATCATTATCGCAATGATGAGCATTGTGCTCTTGGTAGGAAAGGCGGTTGAACAACACGAATCAAAAGTGAATCTAATTAGAAGTGGGCAATATGTAGAGCCTGATTTTCAGGAAACGTGGAACAAAAAAAGCCAGCGCGGCAACGCTGACTAAATAATAAAAATCCTAAGGAGATTATAACACAATGTGCAATAAGTTTGAAACTTTACATGCAAATTACCTTGACCCTCCAGAGCCAAAAGTATGGGGATATGATTGGAAAGGTGAAGAAATTTATGTAGGCGATGAATATTACGATATGGACGGTGATTACGTCCAAGCGGATAACATCGAAGATTATTTAAAATCAACCTATTTAACCACTTCACTTAAGATTGCGGGTGAGTAAATGGAAGATGTCTATTTAAACGATGACCTACTGGATTCAAAACTGCAAAACGTTTTATACGCTAACAAGGTTATCGGGCAAATCAGAATGAAGAATGATTCATACGAGGTATATCTATATGAGCCTCAAAGAAGAATGACTAGGGTTAAAACCTACAAGGAGGTTGAAGAGATATTAAAAAGCGTATCGAAATCATTAAAAGAACAGAATCAAAAGTAATTTTAGACATTGATGTGGACTATGTAAATCCGCTAATTTTCGAAAAATATATGGATTATGGAAAAACAGTGGAGGATGTAGCAGTGACGATAGTACAGAATATCCCAAACGTGAAATCATTCCACATCGAACCACAAGGAACACAGAAAGGAATGTTTTATAAATGAATTTATATGAATTGAGTCTCTCTTTTCAAGAAGTACAAAATATGGATTTAGATCCTGAAGTGATGAAAGACACATTAGATAGTATCGAAGATGCCATCGAGAACAAAGCAGAAAACATTGCAAAGCTCATTCGAAACCTCGAATCAGACGTATCAGCTTACAAAGAAGAAGAGGACCGTTTGAAAACAAAACGTCAAGCTACAGAGAATAAAGTGAAATGGTTGAAGACATATTTAGAAGACAACATGAAATTGACTGGGAAAACTAAATTCAAATCTGGAATGTTTAACTTCTCGATTCAAAAGAACCCTGCAAGTGTGAACATCACTGATGAAAAAGCTATTCCAGAAGAATTTCTAATCCAACAACCACCAAAAGTGGATAAAACTTCTTTGAAAGAAATCTTGAAGAGAGGAATTGAAGTTCCAGGAGCTGAATTAAAACAAACGGAAGGATTGAGAATTCGATAATGAAAAACAAAATTTTAGTAACAGATAATATTTCAATCGAAATTTCTAAACACAAAATTGAAATTTTTACATGTCTACCATTCAACATCTAAGTCGGTTTTGAAGAAACAGTTGTTGACACCTTAGACGAAGACGGGAAAGTCTTTGGAAAAAGATATCAACTAAACATTTTTGCAAAACCTAAGTACATGGACGAATGCACTTCTGAAAGTGATGTATCATTCACGATCAGTAATTACAGAGAATTAAAAACGTTCTGGAAGTTTGTTGAAAACAACAAAAATAACTTATTCGACATGGCAGGCTATAAAGGAGAAGTCGAAGCATGAAAATTCTAGCAATTGACCCTGGAAGCGCAAAGGTTGCAAGTAGCACGAACGGCATCGTGTTACTTGATAATGCAAAACTAGTAAATCATTGGGTCGTTCCTTCTGCAAAAGTCCAGGATATCCGAAACTGGTTTGAAGAGGTCGGTCGCTTCTTGGATGTGGATGTAGTTGTCATTGAAAAATTTGAAGCCAGAGACAATGACAAATCAAAGGATAATTCAGTTCTTGAAAACGTCGCTCTGTTTCGAGTTCTTTTCCCAGATTCTGTCTTGCAGCGCAATGCAGGTTATCAAACGGATATACCGAATGAATTACTAAAGCGACTTGGATTATGGAAGTTTGAAAAGAGCCATCACCAAGATGTACGTGCAGCAGCACGACTCGGACTATTTTGGGCGATGAGAAATGATATAAAAGAAGTCATTGATGATATCGGTAAGGCGGTGAATGAACATAACGTTAAAACTAAGAAAGTGGCAATCTGAAGCTATTGAAAGAAGTAAACGTCAAACATACGGAATCTTCCTTGAAGCTCTCGGGGGGCGCGGAAAAACTATCTGTGCTCTAGCTATTGCGAAAGAGAAAAACGCTAAGAAAATCATTATCACAAACAACCGTCTGTCTATTCTGGAAGGTTGGAAAGATGTCATCAAAAAGATGAATTTTGATTCGGATGTTGAATTCATTATCTCAACTGACCGAAGTATTCAAAACAGGATTAAAAAAGGCTCAAAATTCAACTGTGACGTGTTGATTATTGATGAGTGGCAGAATATGTCATCAGAGAAGCAAGTGTCCTTATATCGTCGCATAAAGCGAAAATACACGATAGGTCTTTCAGCTACTCCAATCAGAAAAAAAGGGCAAAATTTCTACCCGCTCGAAAAAACGATTTTCGGCTTTGCAAATCCAAATAATAAATTTGATTGGCAGAAAGTTCACGGAAGAATGGTATATGATCCATTCACTTATTCGAAAGAGAAATGGGAGGATTTTAGAGACTATGAACGCTACGTTAATAATCTTCCAAACTTCTTCAGATGGGAAGAGATAGAAGAAATCGAAAATGCCGTAGAGAACAACGGTTACGAAATTAAGTTCTATCCAGTAACTGTTGAACCTGGTAATCCAGAAACGTTAAACAAGTTTAGAAAATTAAATCTTGTGACTGTAAAAGGTGAAACAGCTATGGCAAAACAATCTTTTGGACGAAACACGTTTGAAAGATACCTCAATCAAGCAGGAGTAGAAGTTGATTTCCCGAAAATCAAACCAGTAAACGCTGATACTCCATTGATGTTAAAACTCGATGGATTAATCGAAAGAGCACCACACGACATGCTGATTGTCAGCAAGTCAAAACAAATTGTAAATGTCATCAAAGAACGACATCCTCACATTGGAATCTGGACCGGTGACGTTCAAGAAGGACTTAACAGAAAAGTAGTAGTTGCTACAAACCAGGTTCTTGGAGTCGGTGTTGATGGCTTGCAGCACAAATATCAAACAATCGTTGTTCTAGATCCAGTTGAAGAAGGTTCTGGAGAATATGACGATTACCGCCAATTGTTATGGCGAATAACAGGAAGTAGACAACAACACGATGTAAACGTGATTGAATTTTATTACGAAGAAAGGTGAAAAAGTGGATAAAACATTTTTAGAAAAAAGAATAGAAGAAAAAGCGAGAGAAGAGTTTAAAAAAGAATGGAATGGTTTTGTAGAACAAATGTACCGTAATCCCATTTTCAAACATATTACTATCAAAATCGACGGGAAAGACATTCCACTCGCTACTTTCGGTGTTAATTTCGGTTTCTTTAATCAAGAGCAAGATAAAAATCCTAGAAATAATTTTTTAAATTTCGAAGATGTAAAAGAAAAAGTGATCCAAGAAAAAATCAAAGAGAAAACAGATGAATTATTGAGTAGATTATCTGCTGTAGATTATTTGTTTGAAAAGGAGGGGTTCTGATGTTTAAACTTCCAGAAAATAAACCACAAGTACCAAAGGATACACCACGGAATTACTTCATTTACGGTGAGACCATGAGTGGTAAATCTTACCTAGCAAACGAGTTTCCAAATCCGATTGTGCTAAACACAGATGGAAACGCAGAAGCAAACAGCGTGCCAAGTATCCAACTATTAAATGGTAAAGACAAATCAGGTCGAATCACTAATTCAGTGATTAAGCAGCTAGGAGAAATCTTACTAGCTCTACAAACACAAGAACATTCATACGAGACAGTCGTAATCGATGTTATCGACGATGTTATCGAGATGATTAAAATCGCTGTTTGTGATGAACTAACGCCACCAGGTAAACCTCGATTAAAATCCTTGTCAGAAATCCCATACGGGAAAGGTTACGACTTCTTTAACCAGGCAATTACGGAACTGGTTATTGACCTAAAAGCATTGCCGATGAATGTGATCTACATCAGCCGTCAAATTTCAGAATATGACGACAACGGAAATGCTACGAAAGACAAACCAAGCTTGAAAGATAAGTACGTGAACCTTATCAACGGGAATTCGGATTTAATGATCCACACAGAAAAAATCGGGAATAACTACAACCGTGAAGTTGACAGAAAGCGTAAGACTTATTACGCAGACCAGGTTGATGACAAAGCGATTTTAAAAATCTTATCAACAGTTAGAGGTGCAGTTGAACCACCTCGTAAACAACAAGCAGCAACAAAGTCAACTGCAAAACCAACAAAAAAAGAAACAGTTGAAGTTTCTAATAACGAAGACGAATTATTTTAAAACTAAAGGAGAAATGAAAAATGAGTTTATTAAGTATTGCAAAGAAAATTAAAGAAGATGGATTTGACCCTCGTAAAGATAGCGTAAACGGACCTGCAGCGTTACCAGCCGGTGACTACACAGTCGTATTAAAACGAGTACAATTCAACATTGCACCAAGTGGATGGGAAAGTTTAGGATTCACGTTTGAAGTTCGTGAAGGTGAATTTAACGGACGTACTGAATATGTATCTTTCGGAACATTATCCGAATGGAATGGAAAAGACCTATCTTGGTCAGTAGAACGAACAATTAAATTTTTTACAAAAGCGATTGAACTTGCTGGAGACAAAGTTATGAAGAACGACTTCGAAGACGGAAGAGCATTAGCTGATGCATTAGAACGTAAAGCAGTTGGTTCTTACTTCACATTAAAAATTCTAGAAACAAAAGGTAAAGAAGACAAAGTATATCGCAACTATGATATTGAAGAAAATGCTGAAAATGCGATGAATACAGTTGTTGCAGAAGAAGACGATTTACCTTTCTAAAAATAAGGTGATCTCATGCATTCAATGAAAGAATATGCGCTGTTGTATCAGCAAAAAGGGTTCTCGGTCATCCCGATTAGTCCTACAACTAAAAGACCATTAATTGAATTTGCGGATAAACCACCTCTTGATGCTGATGGAATTAACGAAGTTTGGAATCAATATCCAAATGCGAACATCGCACTAAGGACTACAAACTTCTTCGTGATTGATATTGACAAGCACGGACAAACCAGTGGATTTGATTCGTTGAAGAATTGGGAATATTTAAACCTAATCGAACCCACACTTCAAGCCAAAACGGCATCAGGAGGTAAGCACCTATTCTATTTCAAGCGTGATGATATTCACATCAGTCAAATGATTGGATTCCTTCCAGGAGTGGATATCAAAGCGCATGAAAACAATTATGTGTTGGTTGCTCCTTCTGCAACGGATAAAGGGCAATATGAATGGGACATGGAAAAATCTCCCGAAAAAGGAACGATGATTACTCCCTCCAGGGCCTTAATTGAAGCGATCATTAAACAATACAAAATCACTAACGGACGTGAATTCGATTATAGCGATGGCTTAAGGTCGTGGGTTAGTAAGGGCAGAACAACCGGAAAGACTAAAACGACAGAATTATTTGAAATCATTGCCAATGGATTAGGCGATGAAGGGAATCGTAATGATAAGCTTGCTAAATTTGTGGGCGGATTATTATGGCGAGGAGTGGATGAAATGGACGTGTTGACGTTAGCTAAAATAGCTAATATCAACACTCCAAATCCTCTATCGATGCACGAATTAGAAAGAACAGTAGTAAGTATGATTAACAAAGATAGGAGGTGATTGTGATTGGCGAAGTAGTGAGTTTTTACAAGGATTATGAACCGATAAAAAACAGCAATGGAACTTTAAAAACGAACAGTCCAGTAAATGTGTTAAACGCGTTTCGAGCTGATGATCAGTTAAATCTCTATCTGAAGCATAACGAATTCTCTCAAGAGCATGAATTAACAAGAGACATCCAACTTGGAAACACGCTTCTTAAAAAAGGAGAGCTACCTTCGAATTTTGAATCAGTGGTCAAAGTATATTTTGAAAATGTCACTGGTGCAGCATTTACATCTCAAGCGATGATAGATGGTATGGAAACCTTCTTATCTGAACGATCCTACAATCCAGTAAAAGAGTATATGGAAGAAGCTGAGAAAGGCTGGGATAAACGCAAACGCATTGGACAAATGCTGCAAGTCTATCTAGGAGCTAACCAAGACCCTCTAGTGTCTAAAATCGCTGAAATGTGGATGGTAGGTGCTGTTGCCAAAGTGTATGAACCTTATGTCAAATTTGACTACGTTCTGGATTTGGTAGGTGGTCAAGGTGTTGGTAAAACATCCTTTTTACAAAAACTAGGTGGTCATTGGTATACGGATGCTGTAACTGACTTTGCAAACAAAGACAACTACGACATCATGCTGAAGCATTTAATTGTAAATGATGACGAAATGGTCGCTAGTAATCGCATGAGTTTTGTAGAAACAAAATCGTTCATTTCAAAAACGAGCTTACGATTCAGAAAGCCCTACATGCGCAGAACGCAGGAATTCGCAAAAAATTTCGTTTTAGCACGCACAAGCAATCACGTTGAATACCTCAAGGATAAAACAGGTGAACGCAGGTTCTTACCTGTACTAGCAAGTAATGACAAACAGAAAAAGCATCCTATGAAGATAACGGATGAAGTCGTGAAACAAATCTGGGGTGAAGCAGTCACCCTTTATAAAAGCGGTGTGGATTTGATGTTTGATGAAGAAACAGAAGCGGAATTGGTTGAATATCGTGAGCAATTCATGTTCAGAGATGAGATTGAGCTTCAAATCCTTCAATACTTGGAAATGCCCGTTCCTAAGGATTGGGAAACAAGAACAACAACTGATCAGTATATTTATACGACTAAATATTTTGCAAATAGCCCCGACTGGACTTCAGGAGGACAACCGATGAATCGAGTGGCTACCAGGGAGATTATGTTCAATCTATTCCATAAAGAATCGAACGACCAAAAGTTGTCTCGGAAGATAAGTTTTATTATGGATAATTTACTAGATTGGAAAAAACAATCGTACAAAGTTAATGGAAAAACGACAAGAGGTTATAAAAGAATTTTGCCTTAAAAAAAGGTTACACGTATGGTGTAACCTTTGGGTAAAATCGGTGTCTACGTGTAACCTTTTACCACATGTAGTTACACGTAGGTTACACGTTTTTTTCGCTACGTGTAACCCTTAGAAACGTTGATTTAACAATGTTTATAGATACTTTTTATATAAAAAGTTACATGTTTACATGTTTTTTTTAGAAAAAGTATATTGTAAGTATAAA